AGCAACTTCAAAAGAAGCATCTTCATAATATTTTCTAATCGAAACTTCGTAGTCTGTTCCCAAAATGCTAATTTTCATTTTGTTTTAACTTCCTCCCGCTTCACCCGGATAACCCTAATCCCGTCCTTAATGGGTATCAGCTCCACCCGGTCACCTTTGGCAAGGATAGTAGCCATCGTGTAAGCGCATCCGGCAAGCACCTTGACCAGCGCATTGATTTTCTCACCCATAGATACCTCACGCATTTTCCAGCGAATTTACCAGAATATTTCTGAATTCCTCCGAATGGTCAGCCGCGGCTGGTTTCAAAAAGGGACGTGGCTTTTGCGGATATGCTCTGTGCCACTCTCCAAATTTATCTTGATAGACCCAGCTTGGCTTTGTAGTGCCGCCGCCTGTGGTTGCATATTGCCCTGTGCCTAATTCAACTTAGCTAATAAGAGCCGTACTCTACCGCCGTCCCGACGTAGATTACAACGCTCATTTGCACCACCTCATTCCTCTTGGACGCTGTATGTAATGCTGTTTAACAATCGCCCATTGTTAACCGCCCCTTGTGTCTCGATATTATCTTTTGCATGAGTGACGGCAGTCTCACCAATGGTTTCCGCTCCTCGAAGGATAGCGTTCCGAAACGCCGCCAGCACCTCCGCGCTATTGTCTGTGATTGTCACTTTGATATCGTCCATTATTCCACCTTGATTTTTCCTTGTTTAGACGGGGGCAGAATCGACTTGAATTTGACGTTAGAAGTGTCGGTTACGCGGGTGCATCGGCAGTTATATATATTCCACCCAGACGCACCCAAGCTTTTATCACCCGGGTACATCAATTCTTCACCGCCGACAATAAATGGTTTATCATTGTCTACTGTCTGCCCATCTGCCTCCAAATGAGCCTCACGGGTTCTGCTGTCGTGGGTGGCTACCCATCTCTTTTGGAGAATCACGCCCTTTTCTTCCAACTGCTCTGCCGCCGCCTGTCTCCCGGCGTTTTCTGCCTCAGTGATTGCCGTCCGTGCCGCTCTCACTGCGCTGGTTCGGTTCATAGTGGTCACGCTGTCCATCAGGTCTTTGGCAATTTTGTTGACGCTGTTTCCCTGTAAAATGCCGCTTGTCACCGTTTTTGTAATTTGCTTCTTTCCAAAGTCCAGGTCAATCCCTCTCGCCACCGCTTTAGCCTTTGGGTAATATGGCATGATGTCAGGCTGTTCTTTTATCAACCGCTTCACCGTCTGCTCGTCAAACAGCGTCCAATCAATTCCATCTAATGCTCCATCGGCGCTATCAACGACATTTTGGATAGTATAGGCGTGATTCAAAGCGTAGATTTTCGCCATATCATCATTGGCATAAGCGATAGCCATTTCATTGGCCTTTGTATACCGTTCAGCCAGCTTGTCCCGCATAGCCTCATAGCGTTCCCCTCGGGCTATCTGGGTCATTCGCCATTGCTGGTAATCGCTCTCTGTGTATTCCTTCCCGTTGACGATGGTGCCTATGAGGTTCTTTTGAGCTTCGTCCCGCTCCTCAAACGCCTTGAAGTAAGCGGTCACCTCCCCCTGCATCTCGTCCGCAGCCTCTTTGTAAACGGAAGAAATACGCTGCTCCAGCTTGGCAAGTTCTTTGTTTGTGCGATCATGCGCTTTATCCGATTTCTTAGTCATTCTCGGTTGCGTCCACGGCCTTTTTTAGCAGCCAAGCAACGATGTATACGCCACAAAGCAAAAACCACACAGGCGGCATATTCAGTTTTAATCCAATCCAAATAAAAAAGACAATATCAAGCATCTTCTTCCTCCTTCGGCTCGGCTTCTTTCCCATCATCGCCAGCCGTCAGCCTATCCAGGCTCTCAGCGTCCATCCGCTTCAAAACCTCGTCCGCCAAGTCAATGTCGCCCAAAATGGTCAGCACCTTCCGCGTCATGTACTCATCATCCACATACTGCGCCGCCATCATAAGCGTCTGCATTTCTTCCATTTTGTTGGTCTGCCGATTCCGGGTGAATGTTGGTGCATCATCAATTCCAGCCAGCGCCAAAATGCCCCGCACGAACCGGGCAACCTGTTTCTCAAAATCATCCGTTTTCAAGTCCAGGTTGGTATAGGCCGCGTTAATCGCCGTAGCGCTTTGGTTTGCCGCTGTCACAGCCGCAGAATCAAACGCCATGAAGTCTTTATACAGCTTCGCTTCCAGCATTTCCGCTGTGGCTTGCGTCCCCTGGAATGGTGCTTCGATGGTGTGGGCCTCAGCCCCCGCGCCTTGGTCACCATCTGCATGGGCTACATGAGTGGTCTTCAGCCGCTCGATGAATTTAGCATCGTCCAAGTCATCCATCCCGCCGCAGTTGGTCAGCACCCAATAGATTAGGTTCCCCTCATCCACGTTATTAACCATGTTGGACGTGACCAAATCCAGCGCATCAATGGTATTCCGTCTTCCGCATAGTTCCGACCGACAGAATTTATTGTTTTTGAGCGGCACAATAGGGAAGGAAGGATAGTTATATCCGTCCACTACTGCCGTTTCATCAACACCAGACCCGGCGCTTACCTGCTGATAGGTCCGCTTCTCCTGCAACGGCTCAACAGCACTGTCCTTGCGCTTTATATACTTCGTATATCCGTCAATCTCAAAAAGCGTGTATTGTTCGCTCTTTTCAGGTGAAATGCAGAGAAATCTCACCCCAGCCATCAAGGCCCCCGTGTTCTCATCGTAGAGCGGAGCGAACTCAGTCACCGGGAACACCTCAACATGGTCCATGTTCCAGAATCCGAACGAAACGCCGCCGATCAGAGCGTTATCCGCAGCCTCTTTCACCTGTTCGTCAAAATCCTGTTCAATGGTACTTAGCTTTTTCTTTGTGGATTTCTTGCCGAAGTTCACGCCATTGCTGAGAAGGTAGCTGCTCTCCTGCGCTACTGCGATACGGAAGAAACTAGATGTGATTTTGTGATTAGCAGAGAACATATCCGTGTGGGCCTTGCCCTGCATATCATACAAAATCTTCTCATAATTCATGATGGTAGGGTTTTCGCCATTATAGTATTTCTGCGCATCCAACGCCGTGTGGAATAACCCAGAGCTTCTGTGTTCTCTGACTACATCCTCCACAAACTCCATTCGCCGCTGTTCATCTTCCCCAATGGCTTGCAAGTCCTGGTAGGTCAGCACTCTTTCACCCCCAAATCGGTGTATATTCTTGTCTGTTCTGCTTCTGAACTAAGTGCATGGTCTTCACAAAGTACCGAATTGCATCCATTGCATGGTCTGAGGTCTTCACTGGCGCATCCTCTCCACGTTCAGCCGCCTTTTCGTCCCACATATACAGTCCAAATTCCTTGATGGTATTCACGCACCTGTCCGAAAACAGCAAATTCCCATCATTCAGCATAGTACACACGTCAGAAATTCCATTCATCACGTCGTTCACTGCCGCCTGAGTGTGATAACCGTTCTTTCTCAATTCCGCAATCAGCGCCGCAGCTGACGGGTCGACAATTACTTTTCTTGGGACAATATCGCCCAGCATGGTTTTTAGCCCATCCACCAATTCTGACACGGTTTTCTGCTTGTTCTCGTCCCGGCCTGAATAATAATACTCATTGACGCACAGCCACGCCTTAGAGCCTTTCACACGCCGCCAGAGCAAGAACACGGTAGCATTCTGGATTCCAAAGTCAGACGAAACATAATAGTCACCCTCAGTCTCCGGCAATTCCTGGAGAACGTGCCGCTTTTGGTCGAACATGGGATAGATAAGACCCTCGGCAAGTACCCAAAGCCCACGGATATAGCGGTCATAAAACACGCCGCTATACATGGCCTTTGTGCGTTCTATCATCTGTTCTGTCAAAATCGGGTTATCTTCCAACAGGAAGTGAATGTGTCGTGTTCCCGGCTTTTGTTCCTCAATCCACTCTTTATAAAAGTAGTGGTTTGGGCTTTCCGGGTTGCAGTTGAAGAAAAATTTCGGCTTCTCATAACTGATTGTTCTTGCTAGGGCCTGTTCCACGAATGACCGTGGCATAAGCGCCACTTCATCGAAGAACACACCTGCCAGGGTGATGCCCTGAATCAGCATATAGCTACTTTCGTCTTTGCCTCCAAAGAGGTAAAACCAGTTTGTTTTCCCTCCGCACTTCACCGTTAAAACCCTAGTGCTCACCTTGTATTCCAGCGTATAAGGCAAGTCCTCATTCTGCTGGAGCGGCTTCAACACGTTCCGTTCTGCACTCTGGACCGTCTTTCCGCAGATGCCAAAGTTGGTCTTGTCGAACATCTCCATTGCCCAAATGACAAAGGCAGAGATCATGACGGTGGTTTTCCCGCTTCTGACTGCCCCGTCACAAATCAAAGCATAATCGTCAGAAAAGACGAACTTGAATATTTCTTTCTGTTTTGAAGATAATTTATCGAATCTCATTTCATGTCCTTGATGGCTTCAATCAGCGCATTATGCCGCTCCTCTTGCTTCACTTGCGGTTCTTCTGTTGCCCACTTAAAGTTATATTGCAAGCTGAACTTCGCTCCATTTGCACCGTCCTTGTCAAAGAGTCTGCCCTCTGCATATTCCTCAACACGGGTCTTTGCTCGCGTAATCGTGTTTACAAATTCCTTTTTTCCTTGGTAATCCAACAGACTTTTCCGGGTTGTAAAGCCCAGAGCAAGCGCCAATCCAGTGATTGTAGGTGGATGTTGCCCAACAATGACCGGGAACCCATGCTTGTCCAACATGATTTCTCCATCTTCGTCCGTCAGCGGTTTGCCCTTACAGTCTTCAAAATATTGGTCGATGGCGGTCTGTAACTCGTCCGCCGTTTTGTATTTAAGCGGCCTACCTGCCACAAACTCACCAGCTTTCATCATCACTGTACCTCGCTCCCGCCCCAGCGCCTTAACAGTACAGTCTATTTCCCACAAGTCCTATGCTGTCTTTCCAGCTGCCAACAATTTGATACCCGCTGTGTCCCTCATGCGGGTTCAGCAGGATATGACCACTTGGACGCATCCGCATGGTCTGGGCCGTCTCCGCAGAGCACGGCCGTTGGTCTCGCCGTCAGGCTCACGCGCCCAAGAGCGAGGTGCACCGCCGTCTTTCCGGCGTGTCAGCTCCGTGTACTTTGGAGCGTTGCCCTTGGCTGGACTCGAACCAGCGACCCCCAAAACAAATATGGGTGCTCTCTCCACTGAGCTACAACGGCATATCTACCCGGATATTGCCGCCTCCGGGTCAGGGCGGGAAGAAAGGAGATTGAAATGAGAAAAGAAGGAAGATGCAGAGGAATACTCCCCCACATCTTCCATTATGGCATATTTTTACTGCTAGTTTCCCCCTAAAGGGGGATTTTGAAAAAAATTTTACGGCGGTTTTCTCCCAATTAAATCATCAAGAGAAACTTCAAAGAAGTCCGCCATAGCCACCAACGATGACAGCTTAGGCTCCTTCTCCCCCCGCTCATACCTCGCCACGCAATTCTTTGATAGTCCGCAGCACTCAGCAAGAATCTTGCGATTCATGCCTCTACGCTCTCTCAATCTGCGCAGCCTTGTGGGGAATTCCTCGTCCATATCTCATCACCTCACACGAACAGGCTTTTTTGTGCTGGTTCCATAAACAGCGGGGCAAGCATTTGGGTCATTGCTTTGTTGTAAAATTCCCTATCCACCTCGAATCCATAACTGCTTCGTCCCAACTCATACGCCGCTCTGAGGGTAGACCCGCTCCCGGCGCAAGGGTCAATCACTACGTCGCCCGGATCGGTAAATACCTCAATCAGGCGTTTCAGGACGGATACAGGCTTTTGGGTTGGATGGATTTTGGGATACTCTTTGGAGCTGTCCCGCCGCCACTCAAACCAATTGAATACCATCTTGCCGTCGTTGTTGAACTTCGGCAGCTTGTCCCGGTACAGCACAACGGCAAATTCCGTAGCGCCTACAATCCGCATATTGGCTTTAAGCACTTGGGCAGAGTAGTTTTTGCAGAAGAACAGTGGATAGCTCTTGGCGAACCCGTATCGCTTGCCGTAGTCAATCACCGTCTGCATCTGCTCAAACGCACAGAACACGATCATCGCCGGGGCCTTGCCTCTCTCCTTCGGCTCTTTGATAAGTAGGCGGTTACAGAAGTGCATATACTCCGCAATTTTGAAATTTCCATCAGTATGGAAAAACGTGCTCTTGGCTTTCTTGCTCTCGCCGTTCTTATTGTCACCGCCCACGTACCACTCAGGATTTGAGGCGAATGCATTGGCCCCGATGTTATAGGGGATATCCGCAATCACAAGCTGTGCTTTCTGGATGTTGTACCGCTTGTAATTCTGGAAATTGTCGTGGTACAGTTCGCATCTTATCTTTTTCTCTCGTTCTGGCACGTTTTCACCCCTCATCCTCTGGCAGTTCCGGGATATACGTCCAATACTTCACGTCCACCCCGACCATGTTGCTCACGACCCAGCCTAAATCGTGGTAAAACACGCCAAATCCTAGTGATTTGCAGTCATTCACATGATAGACCACCAATGTTGTAATGCCCTCGACCGGGGTTTCTTTCTCTGCCGTTCTCCACTTCATATCACTTCAAATCCCCCTATCATCCCAATACTGGTACCTTTCCTCCCACGGCTCAAAGTCCTCACCGCAGATTTTTTGTAAGCGTTCGTCGATTTGTCG